CACTGGTGGTCATATGTTTATGCACGGACACCGTTTGCAAGCCTCCGCTGGCGTAGCGGCATGGGCCGTTGAGGACTATAAAAAACTTGCTGGATTGTTAGGTGATTATCTTCGCAACGGACTTATTGATAATCCAACCTATCCAGAATTTATTAGTCGGTATTACTAAAATGGTCATTATCCAAATGAGATACCTTCTTAACCTCAACCTGGATATGCTACTTCTACAGCACTATTTCAGAAATTGCGGGATTAATTCAATCCTGGGGCGATGTATCCATTCAGGGCTAATGCATCTAGCTGCTGCTAGTGGTATGGGTTTGATGTGTGATGATGACAAAAGGTAAATAAAATGAACGATATAGAACAAGAAATTATTGACAAAGGTTTAACTGCTCCGCGTATCGGCTCTATAGATATTGAGTTGAATATTGCCAGTGAGCATTATTTTACTGCCGCTGATGGTTATATGGCTAACCCCTGTTGTGATCCTTATGGTAACTTCGTAAGTACGTCATTGCCAGCACCGCCAGCACTTGAGCTTTTAACGTTTTGCGTTTTGGTTTTAAACAACGGCTTTACAGTCACTGGTGAATCGGTTTGCGCAAGTCCTGAAAACTTTGATGCAGAAATAGGCAGAAAGATTGCTAGAGCCGACGCTGCTAACAAGATTCGGCCGTTTATGGTTTATGAGTTAAAGCAAAGGCTGCATGCGAGCCAAAACTAGCTTATTGCTACTATCAGCATGTAACTACATAATCTGTGAAGCCTGCCTTAGAGTAGGAATAAATTATTACAAACAGAGTAAACAATGAACCGATTCTTGACAAATGAAGACGTATGCAAATTACTCAACATCGATACTGAGGGCGTAACTGACATTCGTATAGAGATGCCTGTTGGTGAGTTACCTCGAGCCTATGTCACTAAATTACTATTTAAACCACAAATTGATTGGTTGAGTATAATTAATAGTGGTGCGTCTCATCGAAAAGTAATGCAAACAATTTATGAGCTGGCCTGATCTTAAACTGCCGCCTCTTAACCTTTGGTCACTAGGCGCGTATAAATACTATGTTAGTGAGGAGTTGAAAGAGCTCCTCTTGTTCGACAAACAACCGTAAGAGAGGTCGTATGCAAACACAGACAGAAGAAGCTGTCATTTCGATTGGTACAGGTCTCGTCGTTAGCTTCTTTACGGGGCCTTATTGGGGAGCTCTTGTGATTGCATTCGTTGCTAGTTTCACAAGAACTGCTTTTGAATCCGCATGCGGCTCCTCCCATCTTGCTTGTTTCAAACGCTGGATGCGATTTTTCATAATGGCCACAGGTATATCATTCATGATGGTTAGCGTAGCTGGTTGGATGGCTCTACCACCGCATCCCGCTACAGTACTAGCAGGCTTCTTTGCCTGTTTTGCAGAAGAGACTTTGACTATCTTTAGAAAAGCCCATAAGGTAATCACGAATAGGCTGATTAAGGAAGTGACAGATGAGTCAGTGTGAGCTAGATAGACGACGAGCATCTCGTAGAAGTACAGATGTTATTAGTAAGTGGCGTCAAATAGTAGCAATGAGTGTCTTATTTGCAGGCTGGGCAAGTCTAGTCTACCTACATGCATTGATCTCACCATGAACTCTTACACATTGTTAGAGAGGAAGTGCGATGGCTGCGCGGATGGTAGACTATATACTGTACGCTTTTACAATGAACCTATGAGTGTCACTGCTTGCTACAGAACATTGCCACAATATGCTGGAGCCTGTACAGCTCACATAAGAGGGAATAACTGTCACATAACAGCAATGTCAATGCATGAGGGTGAATTTGAAAGACATCATCAATTAGATTTACTTCTAAGACTCTTAGAAAATGAGCCTGAGCTTATGACTATCACATTTGAACGACACAAAGCAGTAGGTGAGGTTCGCAGGACTGTAAATATCATAGATCGCATTAGATTTTTAACAAGATAACCTTAGGAACAAAAATGACAGTAACAACTCCCGATATAAAAGCCCCAGAAACACAAGTGATCAAGCATATCAATCCTTCTAAGAAACTCATGTCGGCAACTATCCCATCCGACTGGAATATCCGTAGCGATGGCGATAATATTATTGCAGAGCATGAATTAGCTGGATGTTTTAAAGGCACAATGGAAGAGTTTAACGCATTACGGAGAGGATGATGCTTAATTCAGAAGATTGGACATTAGTAGTGTGATAAAATGAAAAATACCAAGTCAGATGTCTTTGGAGACGTCTCTGTCTTTCACAAGACATATCGCAACAATATAAATGTTTGGAAACGTATAAGAGCATTCTGCGAAGGAGCTCGTGCTGTAAAGAATCTGGACTTGGTTTTGGATACTCAAAATTGGTCCAACGTACTTATTCCTTTTTCAGAATCAATGGAGGAGCCTCAGTACGAACTTCTAAAAGCAGAAGCTGAATTACCTGGAATTTCTGCTCAGTTCATGCGTATGGTCTTAGGAGGCTTGCTTCGTAAGGAGCCTTCTATAACAATATCACCTGAAGTACCTGAAATACTTGATTGGTTGAAAGAATCGTTAACAGTCGATAATCTACCATTGATGGGTTTTATTGAGCAGTGTATCCAAGAGGAATTGCAAACTTCTCGTGGATGGATCTCAATTAATTATCCTAATGTACCTGAGCAAGAATTCATCAATATGAGTATCGATGATAGAGCTAAGGTACGACCTTACCCTATCCTATGGACTGCGGAAGAAGTTATTAATTATCGGATAGATAAAGATCGATTTGGAAAAGAAGTATTAACTGCAGTATACATTTTAGGTGTTACTGAAGATTACTCGGAGAATGAGCATGAGCCTGAAGAGATACCTACAATCTGGCTCCATGAGATTGTAGATGGGAAGTACCAAGTACGCATCTTTAAAAAAGATAGCCCAGAGATTATCACGCAATTTCCAAAGGCTAACGGAGAGTATTTAAACTACTTACCTTTCTGGCCTGTTAACGGTAAGCTTAAAGAAGGACGTCCAGTATTGGAGACCATCATTGAGAAAGAGGCTGTACTTTACAATAAGTTGACTAGAAGAAATCATGTGCTATTTACAGCAGCGGCTTTTACTCCTGTTGTATTTGCAGATATTCCTGATACAGACTTCAATAAAATTGTCCAAGCTGGTCTAGGTTCATGGTTACATTTACCTTCGGATGCTCGTATTGACGTCTTACGCTCGCCAACGGACGCTTTACAAGATATGGATAGAGCTATTGCTAGTAATATCGAAGAGATTGCTCGATTGGGTATTCGAATGCTGGCAAAGACTGTTGCAAATGAATCAGGATATGCAAGACGCTTGCAAGATTCTCCTCAAACTGCCACTATCAGTTCGCTGTCTGCAAAGATGTCTTCTACGTTATCTCAGGTATTATCTGAGTTAGTCTCTTGGCATTTTAATGACAAATTTACAGTAGAATTACGATTATCAAATGATTTTGATGAGTATGTATTGGGTGAAGGATGGCTACGTCTTGCAACTGAGTGGTATGAAAATGGCCATTTACCTAGAGATGTTTGGCTAGAGCTGTTGAAGAAAAATGATGTGTTAGATGCAGCTTATGATGACTCTGACTTCACACCAAATGATCCAACAACTAACACAAATGTAACTGAACCTGTATGAATGTAAATACTCAGATATCAGACACCTTGACAGAGCGTGCAGCATTGCTACGCCGTTACGAGGATGGCCTGATGTCTAACCTAAACACCCTGCTTAGTGAGCATGAGGTACGTACAAAGGAAATCGTATTAAACAGTTCATTAAAAACTCAAAAGAAGTTATTGAAAGAAGAGCTCGATGCAACATATAACGAGCTCTATCAAAATAGTAAAAAGAATCTTATCGAATATGCACTTGACGAAGTTTCTTTCTTGTTTCAAGCTTTAGACGCGAATGTAGGTCGTATCTGGAGAACCAATCGTCCTAAGAAGCGAGTGGCTGAAGAGTTAGTGCTAAAGATACCGATCTACAATAATATGACTCTCGCTGCTGGATGGGTGGGTTTGAATATAGCAGAAAAGCGGCGTCTAGAACAGATAATACGGAGAGGTATCGCGGAAGGTCTTGATATGGAGCAGATTGCTCTTGAGATCAGACGTGGAAATGTCCATAAGATTTCTAGAAACAGTTCGCAATCTTTAGTAATAACTGCAATGACTAGTGTGCATGCTCAAGCAGATCACGCAGTTTTTGTGGCGAATAAAGAAGTGCTTGAAGGTTGGCAATACATTGCTGTGCTTGACTCAAGAACAAGTGATATTTGTAAAGCTAGAGATGGTAAGATATACACGGTAGATCAGCGAGATATGTTACCACCTGCCCATTTCAGATGTCGCTCTGTAACTACCCCAATAATCAAAAAGTGGGAAGATGTTTCAAAGCTGGAAGGTGTAGTTCAAGTAAGAAAACAAAACTTAGCAAAACTTTCTAGTAAGCAAAGAGTCTTCTACGATGGACAGACTCCAATGCGAGAGTCCTATGATGAATGGCTTAGACGACAACCTGTTGAGATACAGAAGCGCCACTTGAAAACTGATGAGAGAGTTGTCTTATTTAACAGTAAAGCTATCTCGCTAGATAGGTTTATTTTGGAAGATGGTGATTTTGCCAGTCTTGCTGAGGTGAGACAACTAAGTGATTCAACTCTACCAGGTGATACTAAGAGATTAGCCAATGCAAAGCAGAAGCTCGCTCAGTTAAACTTAGGTGCATCTCGTGTGGATGATTTTCATAGTGATATTTCTCTTGAAAAGAATCTTATTGATTTTTACGAGTTACAGTCCAGAGAAGCTGATGGCTTATTGAGTCTTACAAACTATCGTGGCCAACTGATCTCTAGCAAAAAAGCGAACAAAGATCGAGTAATAAACAGTCCACCATCTGAACAGAATCTAGTATTCAATCCTGTAACGGGGCGATATGAAGATAATAGAAGATACTTACCAAATCCATCACTACTAGCTAATAAACTAAAACTAGTCGATTCATCTGAAGATTTGAAGGCTGTTGATAAGGCACTAATAAAACGTGTAAGCGATAGTCTTGAGAGTAAGATGAGCTCTAACGAGCGCGCTGTTGTGGTTGACAACTTGAGAACTGTGTTTGAGAGACAACGCAGAGACGGTCAAGTTTGGGGTTCATTCAAGGGTGCTTCTGTTGCTCAAGTCAAATATGATGTATTGAATGCTTCAGAATTTCTGGAGAATCAGCTCCGAAAGGACACAAACGTTCTTGTAAAGTTAAAACAGGATGTGTATATTGACCCTGTGCTAGGTAATATGCAGCTGAAAGAATTACATGATTCTCTTATCAAGAATATACGTGCAAGGAATACTTGGGAAGATAGTACTGCACCAAAGATTGCTAGAAAGCTGCGATCTACATTAGATATAGGCATACCTGATAAGATTCGTTCTAGACTAGGTGAAGGTGAAATTCAGCAATTCTATTTGAAGTTTGCACACAGACTTGCTCTAGCAGATTCTCCCGATGTTGATCAATTAGCTGTTGGACTTGGTAGAGATTTGCATAATCTAGCAAACTACAATGGTAATAGACGTGAGTGGTATGAGCTAGGTATGTCACTCCTTAAACGTAACAATGATTTATTTCAGTTGGAAACGTTTGGGGTTCAGAAGCGTAGAATGAAGAGTCGAATGTCTGGTAGCTATTTTGGACCATACTATGACACGATGGCATATAATGTCAGGATCACTGACCCAGTGATTCAAGAATATTCCAAGCTGCAAAGAAAGATTGATGTTGGAATGCGCGTGCCATCTTTGAATGGGCCTCAGCTGATTGTAAGACCTGGTTATAAGACGTACTTTATTGATAATGGTATCTTAGGTTGGGAAGACTCCAGGATTCCTGTGACATCAACTGGCTCTTTTTCCGAGTTTCCTGTGGATGTTATTGACAAAGACATGGCACAGGCACTGAATTGGGCTAGCAAGACTCGATACAAAATTGATAAAGATTTTTATGATTTTACTCAGAATTTGTTGAATTTTAAAGATGACAAGGGTAAGGCAAAGTATTATGATGATCTTAACGAGTTCAAACATTTTATTGCAGAGCGTGGGGATGCTTATGAGCGTTTCAAAACGATGGAGTGGCTCCGTAAGCAAGATGCTGCATTCAGCAACGTTCCCTTCCTCGATCATCGTGCTCGTATTTATGAGCGTGGCTTTATAGGTCCACAAAGTGGTGAAGTATTTAGGCCTTTCTTAAATACTGAAGAACCAAAAGCACTCAGTGTAAAAGCTTTCAAGAATTTTAATGATCAAGTTGGCGGATTCTTAGGAGGTCTGAGTACTGATTTTGAAGGTGCCTACAACTCATTATCTGTTACTGGTAGACAGAAGATCGCTGATAAGTGGCGAGAAACTCTTGTGTCGATAGGTAGTAAAGCGCTTAGAGGTAAACCTCAAGATATTCGTGAATTGCTTGATAACGATATCGTTAAAAAGATTGAAGGAGAGGAGCTTGGTAAATTCTTTAGATTGGCTATCGAAACTACTAAAATAGATTCATATCTGAAATCTAAGAATCTAAATACTCCATACTCCAAGAAGAATCTGGAAACGCTATCTGAGTACGTGACTTCACTAGCTCTTGAGCAAGATGCTTCATCATCAGGTGCTCAGATCATTGCCATAACTACTAGAAATAAGAAGTTAGCTGAGTTGAGTAATGTAGTGCCTACTTCTCAGAAACAGAGGCTAAACATATATGGTCTCTATAAATCCCGTTAATTCAGTGGAACTCCCTAGTGGACAATACTGAGCTATTCGCACAAGATGTGCATGAAGAGTAGTGCAACGACTAGTAGAAATACGTAGGATCCATGTGATTCGAAACACGGGAACACGGACGTAAGATATAGTCTGATCTTATAGGTAACTATGAGAATTCTCAATACATGACTGGAGCATTTATGCCAAAGCAGTACTTAGATACACCATACGGGGTGTCGAAAGATGGAACTGTTATAAACTTAACAACAAATAAGGTGCGGAAGACTTTCAAGAATCAAGGAGGATACCTCTGCTTATATGACTCTTATCTCAAAGAATCATTCAGAGTACACCGGATGGTAGCTACCCTTTATTGTGAAAACCCACAGAAGCTACCTTATGTAAATCATCTAGACGGAAACAAGCTAAATAATAACGCTGACAATCTAGAATGGTGCACCGCTTCCGCTAATACGCAACATGCATATGATACGGGGTTAATGCAGCGAGGATCAAAGATGAAACACGCCAAGCTCGATGAAGCATTGGTTTCTGAGATCAAGTTAGCGCTTCTAGAGGGTGCTGGTCCCCAGAGTTTAGCAGATACATTATGTGTCAGTGTAGGTACAATTTCTAATATTAGAGTCGGTAGAGCTTGGAAACATGTAGAGCCCTTGTGTGCTCTCCCACCGCTACGTGATAACAAACCTAAATTATGTAGGGAAGACGTTGTTAAGATTAAATCGTTAATTGAGAGTTGCGTAAGTGACAGAGAAATAGCCAATCTATTTGGGTGTAACAGTGGGACTATTTACCAAATACGGATTGGAAAAAACTGGGCGAACGTATAACAAAAGGGTATGATGAGATCGCTAGATTAACATTTAACGATCCTCGTTTCAAAAAGATGAATGAAAGATTTGGCTTGACTGAGATTGATCTTAGGAAGGCTGCGAAGGCTTGACAAATTGGGTCTTCTAAAATCCCGTGAATTCGGTGGATATCCAGAACGGACAATACCGAGCCAAGCTAGATATTTTTAATGATATCTTGAAGGTGTAGAGACTAGTCGAAGGACGTACCAGATAGCATCTGGGAAGCGCGGGAGCGCAATTGCGCAAGATATAGTCCGAACTCTGTAGGAATATAGAGCAGAATTCTCTGTTTTTATGAGGATTCGGCATTAACGTAGCGAGTTAATGCGAACATATGCAAAATATGGTCACGTTGTACGGAGCAGGAGAACGTACCGGCATCCTAAATGTCGAAGGCAAACTCGGCAAGGCTCTTGGAAAGAAAGAAAATACACTAGTTGTTACAGCCGATAGTCGTGATAAAGTGTTGAATGAGATATCAGCCAGGGCTGCTAGATACGAAAGATTTGATCCAGAAACTACAGCGGAACTGAAACAGCTGCGACAAGATGTAAAAGATATCTTTGACAAAGGCTTACAACCTGGCGATGAGATAATGGAGGAATTATTCTTCCTAGATAATAAAACCAGAGCAGTCCTTGATAAGATGTCTGCTAGTTACGATCAAGTAATCACTCCAAATGACTTCAAAGCTGTGGCTAAGATCATGAGTGAGCATCTAGGTGAGCAAGTTCCAATTCTCAAAGATTTCACAAAGTTTTTCGGAAGATTAGCTGAGTCTTACTTAAAAGAAGCTAAACCATCTGATAGTGATTTTGATTGGAAAACTCTAGGTAAGCAGCAAGTTGTTGGAGAAGCCAAGACTGGTTATAAGTTACCAGCGCGATTGAGTGAGCTATTAGGATTGCCGAAAAATAAATCTGTATCAGCCCAGTTGCTTGAACGATTTAATTGGTGGTCTGAAGATGCACCACTTAGACAAATGCTTGAAGGTGTTCCAGCACCTGTAGCAAGACGTACTGGCGGTAAGTATTTGAAAATGGAAATTACTGTGCCAAATATCGGTGCATTAACTAGTCTGTCAGCTATAAGAAAACGACAATTATTCAAAGAACTGAAACTTTTTGAAGTAGAATTGTTTAAAGCAAACAAGCTTCCTAAGGCATGGACTAACGTTCCTTCTGTGAATTTTGATGGAAAAGTACTTGAACAAAATTTCACTCAGAGTTTTGAAGAGAAGTTGCTGTATAAGAATGCTAACGGTGAGTGGACTACAAATATTCTTCAAATACCACAGAAAACAAGTTTGAATTGGTGGGAAGAACTGTTGAATAAGAGTGGTAAAATTAATGATATTGCTGATGTGACAAAAGCTCGCACAGCGTATGCCGTTAACTTAAACCACAGTAATGATGCTACATTAGTAAAGCAATTTCATATTTGGGGAAGTGAAAACGATGTTCCTACCTCTACAATTCATGATGCTTTCTTTACTAATGTCTCTGACATGCTGGATGCTAGAAAAGCATTAAGAGGTATTTACGCCAATGCAATGGATCGTAATATATTCAAGAGTGTGTTAGATGAAATGTTAGCCAGAGGACTGCCAAAAGAAACATATGACAGTTACTTGAACGAGGCTATTGAAAAAGGACTTATCCCCGTTGCGGGTAAGTCTAAGATCGGAGGTCGTGTTATAGAGGATTCTGATATACTCAAGAAGGATGATATTCTTCGTGAAGTCCCAGAAAACTTTGATAATGATCTCTACTTTTATGGTGTAGGCTAA